TCGGCACCGGCATTTCAGCCGGCTCTCCGAGATCGCGGAGCACTTCGAGGGCGGCTTGCACCGCGGGGTGACGCATCACCTCGGCGAGTCCGGTTTGCAGGAGTTCGTTGCGGCGGAATGAGTTCAGATTGTGTTTCATAAAGTGGTTGCGGGGTTATTACGCCTTGCTCGGATGAATCCGCAGATAGGCACGGGCCAGCGAGAGGTTGCGCTTCTTGAGCCAGACCCCGTCGCCCGTTTCCGAGTCGCGGGTTCCTCGACCGTTGGTATTTCCTTCGACCACTTCGATCGCTTTGGATCCTGTGCCGACGACGATTCCTGTGTGGGAGAAGTCAAAGACGACGATGTCGCCCACCGCAGCCTTCGCCTTCTCTGGCAGCACGGTCACGGTGTTCGGGCGCTTCTTACCCCACTCGATCAGCCCGAAAGCCAAGGCCGTGGTCGGTCTCCACTTCTCGGGACTCATGTGTTTTAGACCGAGCCACTTCTTCGCTTCGGGATACGCGAGCCACTGCTGCACGCACCAATCGACCAGAGCGGCGCACCAAGGCCAGGCTCCTGGGGCGAGGCTGGTCGCCGCTTGATACACGCGGATCTTGGCACCGCGGTTGTTGCCTCCGGACTCACGGACACCCACTTGGGACATCGCGACATCTGCCAGTTTTTCGATCATTCTAAAAATCCGCTCCGCCTTTGATCGCTATGTGGAATTTGTTGCCCAGTTTTATCTCCGGCCTTATCGACCCGAGCAGCCGCACGAACAACGGCCTTTGGTCTTCCGCTTCACTTTTCGCGAAACACGCTTCATGGATCACTTCGTCGCGATAGCTTTGCGAACCTCGGTGTAGGTGACCGGCCCAGGAATCCCGTCTTGGTCGGTATTGACGAGCGCCTGAATCCGTTTGATGCCCGGAGTTTGGGCCGCGTTCGTGGCGTAGTTCACTGCGGCCATGATCGCGGCCACGATAAAACCCACGATCGCGGTCTGGTCGATTTGTCCAGCGAGGTTGGCGTCGAAAGCGGCAACCTTGGCTACCAACATCGCGACAAACCCGGCAATGATCGGGGTGACGATTCCTCCGGCTTTGGAGACGAGGAACTTGAGTAGGCTGAGTTTGATTTTATCCATATTATTTGTCCTCCAAGCGCATCCGTTGGACGGCGGATTCGATGGTGAAACGGAGCAGACTCTCCGTGGCCGAGACGCCGATTGCCGTGGCCTCGTTGCGGAGACGGCCGATGGCGAAAGCGCGTTTCTCCGCGCCGGTTTTGTCGCTCGCGGCTAGTTCGCGCACAATGGTCAGGGCCAGCGGCAAAAGCGCGCTGGCACCTGAGATGAAGAGCGCCCGCAGGACAGGCGCGTAGAATTTCCACACGGCGGAACCGACTCCCAACACTTTGGCGATGAATGATTTCATATTTATGTGGTTATTACTATCGGTGCAGGAAAGCCGAGCGCAACCCGTCCATGAGAAAAGCCCCCATCGCACCGACCGCTCCGGCGATCCCGTAGATCGTCGCTTTGGTCGATTCGAGGTGTTTCAACCTATCGTCATGCTTCTCGAAGGATCTCCGGAATGCCTCTTGGTGCTCCAAGATCAGATCGACCTTGGTCTCCAACCGCGCCAGTCTTTCACCATCGAAGCTCATCGACAGAGATTCTTCCTTCCGTCGGCGAGAACCGTCGGGGGCCAACATGTTGAGCGGGTCGGAGACATTCATTGTTAATATGCTTCTGGATTAAGACTCCTGCAACTGAGGCTCCTCGGCGGTGGTGAGTTGTTTTTCGATACTCATCGCCACCGGCAAGATGCCCGCTGCGGCATTCAGCCCGCCGGTTTTGACGGCGAGGTCGAGACACTGCATGACGACCTTGGCCTCGGCCTCGGTGAGTGTGACTTGCTTACTCATTGACCGGAGCCTCCTGTTGCGCGGCAAGGTAAGCCTGTGTCGCGGGAATCGCGGCGAGGACTGCGGCGAACGCGGCGGCGAGTTCGGGAACGGCCTGCATGATTTCGGGCGTCAACGGCGCGGTCATGCGCTGGACAAGGCTACCGTTGGCGAGTTCTCCGCCTGCGGTTGCGGGCAATAGCTCGACGGTGATGCTGCCGCTCTGCGGGTTAGCGGTCGGCTGGATGGCGGACAGACTGTAAACGTGGAGGCGGTCGTAGACCTTGGCGGCTACGGGTTCCGTGGTGATGGGATTAGGGTTGGTTAGCATAATCGTTAGGCGGCAACACATGGCACCTTGTAAGCCGTGCCAGCGGCATCATAGAGGGTCAGGGTGTGGGTCGCGGTGATCGTCTCGGAGACTGCGTTCTGGTGAATGCGGAGTTGGCCTTGGAGCGGAGCGAAGTCACTATCGTCCGCGAGGCGCGATTGAAGAACAGTGCTGCTACGTTTTAGCGCGGGAAAGCTGCTGGTTGTGCCGCCGAATTGAAGTCGGTTAAAGCCATCGTTGTCGCGGTTTCCAAGAGTGATAACTCCAGTAAGGGTATTTGCTGCGTTTATTCGCGCATTTCCTTGCCACACGATAGCTGCGCTTGCTTGTGTGGTTCCATCTCCGTTGCCAACAATGAAATTGCCACCAGTAGTGATGTAGAAGCGAGTTGCCCCATCAGTTTGAAAGTGCAAATTCCTCGCCGTGCCAGTGCCAAGTTTCTCCGTTCCAATTTGCAGCACGCTGGAACTCCAGCGAAGGTAGCCGCGCTCAAAGTTCGATGCGTCCGTGTAGGTGTTGTATATTCGGAAGGTTTGGGCGTTGGTGCTGCGGCGTTGAGCGAGGGTGTCGGAAGCCCCATCTCGTAGAAGAGCGACATCTCCTGCTCCTGTTCCCAATGCGGTAGCCAAAAACTCTAACGATGCACCAATACCTAATGTGTTCTCAAAATTTAATCCAACGCCCCCGCCTGTGCGAGTGCGAGCCGCCCATGTTAGTCCCGATGTGCCGCCAGTGATAAGAGTTGCACCTGTGGTTGATGCGCCGCGCCTAATTGAAAATGCCTGTGTCCCATCAAGAGCGAAGCTCAAGTATGCGCTTGCACTGGCGCTTGCCGTATTAGTCAGTGCGAGGTTTAGCCCAGTAAAAGTCGTCCCGCTGGCATTCCAAGTCTGCGCCAAATCAAGCACAGGCGCGGACGCCGTGAGCGTGCCGTTGTTCGCCGCGAGCGTGGTGAAGGTGCCTGCGGCGGGCGTGGTGGATCCAATCGGCGTATTCTGGATCGAGGCAAACGTGACATTGTTCGCCGTGCCGAGTCCGAGATCAGCGCGGGTAATCGCGGGTTTGTAGAAGGTGGAAAGGTTGCTCATGTCAAGGGATGCCTATAAGACAGAAATTGTAGTTTGTTGGGCCAGTTGCTATGTCGTGTTTCACGGCAAGGCGAGAACCAGCAGGAATCGTTCTCCCAAAAAGACTCAGATGCGGCGGTGAAGATTGAACCGCCTCGGAGTTAATAAAACTTGTGCGAGTCACTGCGAAGGTCTGCTCACTCCCAGAAGCACCAACCCCGATCTCCATTTGCACAGTTATTGTTGAAACAGTGGAGCTTGGAGTAGAGGGGACAATAGCAACGGCGCGGTAAGCGCGGGAGGTTGAGGCGATGGCCTGCACCCATGTGCCGCTTGCACCAGAAAAGCTGATGCCTTGGCTGTTAGCGGTATTGCCGCCGATTACATCAACGCTGGTGGGGGTCAGGTCATAGTCACTGTCGATATTGTATAGAAACAGGGTGACGGAAGCAGTCTTCCCACCCGTCACAAGTGACTGAATACGTGCCGAGATGCGTGTTCCACTGGCAATTCTAAACGGGACTTCAACGGAAAGTCCAGTTGGCCCCGTGGTTGTCAACGCGCCCCCCACAGCAAGATTGGAGACAATATCGGTTTCAGAACCGCTGGCTCCTGTTGCAATATCAAGAAGCGTTGCGGTAGCAGCGGATGACGCATTTATATCTTGGACAACAATAACCAATAGCGAAGCGTTTGCGGAGGTTGAGGCAATGATTTCGGAATATGCCCCTTTAGTGTGAGCCGAAGTATTCGCTGTAACCGTTGTTCTGTTGCTTGCCTGAACAAACGAGGTAGATTCCCCGAACCACGGTCTTTCGCTGAAAAGCGGATTCGATCCCAGATAGGCTTTTTGAATCGTGGGCATAGCTTACGGATCGGTGATGATGTAGACCGTCCCCGCATCGTAGGAGCCGAGGGCGTTGTAGTTGGCTTGGGAGATGGTCACGATATTGTCGATATCCGAGGCTCCCGTGATTCCCGTGGCATCGGAGCGCACACTGGGAATCGCAGTGCCTTGGAAAGGAACAACTTTCCACCCCACCGTGGAACCAACAAAGACCAGCGCGAAGGCGGCATCCTCGACCTCGCAGATCATGTTCTCGGCCAAGGATTCGATGTTCGATCCGTTGCGGGCGATGGTCAGGTTGTTCGTGTCGAAGGTGCCTGCGTAGTCGAGCACGGTGATGGTGTCGCCATTCGACGGGGTTGCGGGCAGGGTGAGCGTCCATGCTGCGCTGGTCGTATCGGCGGCGACTTTGTCTCCGACCGCCGCCGTGTAGTTCGCTGCCCGGATCTGGAAGTTGGCCGGATCCGCGCCCACACTTGAAGCCCCGAGGACAACATTCCCGCTCTGCCCATTGACGCTATTGACCGGATAGTCCCCGGCATATTCCCAGTCGGTCGCCAGTCCGGCATTGTTGCGTCGAATATAAATGCCCGCTACGCGGCGGTTGACCAGCCAGACCCCTGTAGATTCCCGAACTAAGAAAGCCGCCCCGACGGCAGGATCGCCGATCGTCACGGGCAAATCAGCAAAGGTGGCGACTTCACCCTCGAAGACGACGGCACCGCTTGACCCCGTGATGTCGAGGTTTCCGGTAAAGGGGTTGAAGCTCCAAGCCATCTTAACTCTTTAGAACGCGGGTGAGATTGGTGCCGCTGTAGGAAAAGTTGCGGGTCTCGACGATCTGGCCGTTGAGCTTATACTCGACCTTCGTCAGGTTGCTTCCGGCATAGGTCAGCGCGATATCGTCCCAAGTCGGAGTATTCGAGTGCATGATGTCGTTGATCTTCTGCAACGACCGCTCG